GCTGATTTTAACTGTGCTGTGCGCTGCACTCATGATAAAAAGCGATAAAAAGTGACGGAACTACAAAAGAATGAAACCATGAACCCAATGAGAGAAGAACTTAACAATCTGAGCACAATGCTTGACGCGCTAGAGAAGTTAAATCGCCTGCATAACTTCACTGGCAAAGATGAAATAGACAGCAGACTGCGTTGGGCAACAAAAAACACGGCAGACAAAATCCACATCCTCTCGAGCCTCAAGGGATGAGCGCACCAAGTCACTCAAAAAGATAACCCAAAGTTCTGTGGCATCCCCCTTCCGCCACAGAGGTCGGCACCGTGCTCTCTCGTCCATGCGAGTCTCCCAATCGGGGCACGGTGCTGATCTGTTTTTGCGCATAACGGTTCCTTGTCAGAGGAGAAGGGAATGACAAGAAACCGACCGCTACCACCCATGAGGCACGCGATGGGTGGAGTCTACAGTTTTAAGACACGTCCAAAACGAAAGCAGGGTTGCGTTTAACGATGTTGGTTTGCATACTGTCAAAACACGAGATGGGGGTTTGATGTGTCGTCAATGTTGATGAACGAAACGTTTGTGGCGGTGTTTCCGTCGCTGGTGCGAAGGCTTGGCGGAATGAATGAAGCCGCAGTGCTGCAAACCATTCACTTTCATCTCCAGATCGCGCACAGGGAAGCCGAGGGGCATTCGTGGACTCCTCTGACCTGCGGCGAGATTGGGGATCGGACAGGACTCTCCGAGGACGCCGTGTTCAGGGCGGTGACGGCGCTGAGGCGCGACGATGTGCTGATCGGCATCCAAGCCGAATCGAGGTCACGAAAACTGATGTGGCGCATCAATTATGCGGTTTTGGAGAACTCGAGTTTGGCTCATCCATCCCGCGAACTCGCGGAGTCTGATTCCGCGATATCGCGGAGTCCATCCCGCGAAGTCGCGGAATCTACTACTACTAAGAATACTGTAAAAAGAGTTAATAACATTCTCCCCATCGCGACCGCTTCTGGCGGTCAGGTGGTGAAACACTTTTGTGATGAGTTCAAACGGCTCCACAACGCAGACCCCGACAAATCGTCGATCGGGCGTTTGGGTCGGGATGCCAAAAGGATGTTGAGCGATGGGCGCCCGCTCGATTTGGTGATCCAAGCGGCAGGTCAATGTGCGTTGAAGGGTCACGCGAATTTGCCTTCGGCTTTGATTGCGTTGCTATCTAAAACAGGTCAGGAACCGAAAGGGTTTGCTGGCATCAGAGAATTCTTGGAGGATGGTGATCCGCATGAATAGAACAGAAATAGCGCAACTATTGGGTGTGTGCTCTGCTGCATTCCCGCACGTCGCCGTAACCAAACAAACCGCACAGGTTTACGGGGAGATGCTTGCCGACCTCGAGTTTGCTGGAGCGGTGCAAGCGGTGCGGGGTTTGTTGGCGACCAGCGAATACTTTCCGTCGATCGCGTTGATCCGTCGGGCTTACGCAAAGCAGAACGGACAGTTGGCTCCCGACATCGCGCAGGCTTGGGCGGAGGTGCTGAAACAGGCATCCGAGGTTGGGCACGGTGCTCTGCCAAACTGGTCGCATGAAACGATTCGGTCAACGGTGCAAACTTTAGGGTGGCGCAACATATGCATGAGCGACAACGTCGTTGCGCTTCGGGCACACTTTTGGAAAACCTTCGGTGAGTACAAGGCTACGTTTGAGCACACAGCGATCGTCGGGGCTTCTCTGAGGGCGATAGAGCCGTGATACGCAGAACAGGCTTACCAAAGCGCACAGCCCCGCTGAAGCGCGGAAAACCGCCTAAACGGACTGCCCTTAAAGCAAAGGTAAAGCGTAACCCACAGTTAGCGAAGGCTCGAGCGGTTGCCCATGAACGGTCAGAGAACCTGTGCGAAGCCAAATGGTCGTGTTGCGTTGGGTTGGGTGCGCACGCCCATCACATTAAACGCCGTTCGCAGGGAGGCGCCGACACAGCCGACAATCTGCTGATTGTGTGCGTACCTTGCCATCAAGCGATCCACGCAAACCCTGAAATAGCGTACGGAATAGGACATCTCAAAAGCGGCTCAGATGCTTGATTTGGTTGGGTTGGCTCCCTATGGTGATCTTATGGCAAAACAGATCGGGGTCGTGCAATACGACAAACGTCCGTGGACGCTAAATTCTGAACGCCGTATGCATCGCATGGAACGAGCCAAACTTGTTAAAGAATGGCGGGAAGCGTTTTGTTGGCTGGCAAGGTCAAATCATTTGCCCAAATTGGAATGCGCGATTATTCTGGTTCAACCCTGCTCAAAAGATAAACGGCTGCAGGACTGTGATGCGTGCCATCCAGCAGCAAAAGCGGCTATTGACGGGCTAGTTGACGCTGGCGTGCTGAAAACCGATGGACCAAAACATTTGTGTGAGATTCGTTACCTCGCACCGATCATGGGTTCCGCAGACAGTTTAACCTTAATCATTTTTGAAAGGACATCGTGATCGAGCCAAAAACGTTGTGGGATGTGTTCGCTGAGGAGCGCGATGGTGATCGTGCAGGGTTGCCATACAACGGTCACTCAGGGTTCGTCGCAGGTTCCGATACATCAACGAGACGGGCGGTGGACGAAGACGAGTCGGGTGTGACCAGTCAACGGATGGCTGACGTCATGGAAACTTTGCGCCTGCGTCCACAGGGCATGATTTGGGCGGAGGTCGGCAAAACTTTGGGGTTGCATCACGGGCAGGTGTCGGGGAGCCTGTCGATGCTGCACAAGATCGGGCAAATATTTATGTTGAAAGCCAAGCGGGATAACTGCCACATTTATGTGCATCTTGGCTACAAAGAAAACTATGGCGCGTCGGAACGGATTGACGAACCTGCGCAAACACGGAGCGGTGCTGAAAAGGATGCTCGGAAGGTGCTTTTGGCTGCAGTCGATTTGCTGCTCGAGGCTACGACTTTTGACACGGTGCAGGGTTTGAGGGATGCGCGGGAACATTACAAACAACAAACGGAGAAGGGGTCAAAATGAAATATCGGGTGTCGGTGTGGAACGTGGTGTTTGTTGAAGCAAGCACCCAAGCCAAAGCGGAAGAGAAGGTGCGGGCGATGTTGGTTCATCGCGAGTTCCGTGCTAGAGAGTTTGAGTACGACGATGCTGAACTTGTCAACGAAAGCGAGGTAAGCCAATGATTTACAAAGTGTTCGTTTGCACCACGGTTGACGTCGAGGCGTCCGACACAACGGATGCTTGTGAGAAGGCGGGCGACAGGTTTTACGACATTCCGTCCGACGAGTTTGAGATCACGTCGGAAGACTGGCAAGACTGATTTCGGGAGGCAAAGTAGACAAGTGGTGATTACCCTGCTATAGTTGGGCATCTCAAGAAGGGATTACTGTGACCAAATTAGATAACACGTCAGAACTCGTTGATGCCTCGCTCTTAAAGGCTGCAACCCTGAGCGAATTGATGCGCTCGCACCAGTTGGCTGTCTCACGCATCGGAACTCAACGCCGCGAGGTGATCCGCGAGTTGCGCGAACTCAAAGTGCCATTCCGCGTGATCGCGCTGTCCTGCAAAGTAACCGATCAGGCTTTATTTGCCGACCTGCGAAAGCACCCGATCTCATGACCTTGAACGTGGTGCTGATCCCCGACGCCGAGCATTGCGAGCGCGTAACCGCCTTTGTGTGGGTCGTTTTCGAGGTCACGGGCGCCAACGCAGGACTCAAATCGTGCGTCGTGGCGGACAATGCTGCCGATGCTGCCGCAATTGTGCGCGGTCGGGCGCTCAACGGGGCGCCTGTCACCGTTAGGCGGGCTGTTCCTGCTGATCTGGATTTGGCGGTCTTTGAGCCTGAAAGCAGGCTTGACTAGGGTTTAGTTCTCCCGTACGCTGGTGCAGCCGACCCCATGTCGGTGCAGGCAGGGAGGTCTGGTGAACGTCAAAGATAAAGTCAAAATAGCAAAAGGCAAGAAGTTTCCGATCGGTGTTGTAGGCGTGGTCTTTTGGGTCGCGCCAACTCCCGACGGCTACGGCACCACGAAGGTTGGGATGCTCACGGAGGCTGGCGATAAAATCTTTATTAACGAAGCCAACCTTGAGGTGATTGAAGCGGCTGCGGTCAATCCGTTTGCAAACACTCCGTCGATGCACAACGGGCGACAGGTCATGGCGTTCGGTGGCGCGGTCGAACAGGACGGCGGGCTTCTGGTGTTCCGATGCGGCAAATGCAAAGACGAGATTGTCAAAGTCAAATCCAAAAAGACTGGAAACGGTTATTGGGTTAACTGCTTTAACAAAAAAAGCGGTGGCATGTTCTACGTCAAAAACCAGTTGCACACGGCTGACTACTGCGCGGAGCGCGTCAACGAAATCCAAGAAAACGCTGACCACTGGAGGGCTTACGAGAAAAAACAACGCGCAGATAAAATTCGCCACGCGATTATAGATGCGATGACTTCGGACGAAGTGGATCGCTACTGCGATTTACGTAAGAAGTCAGCCGAAGAAGCGCTGGTTTTTATGAACAGCGTTGCAATCAAAAACAACCTGCAACAAACCGAATCAATCCACTAAGAGGAGGTCTTATGAGTTTGATACATTGCCAAAGCCCGAACGCAACTTATGAAATCCTTGTCAGACATCGCCCTTCGTGGTCAACCAAACTCGCGCTTTTTAATCGGATCTGGAACGTTTCAACCGAAAGTGTTGTGCGAGATTGTTATCACACGCATCGAAGTTACAAAACCGCAGCGCAGTGCGCGTCGCGGATGTTGAAGGAACTCGGACAATGATTGACCCTCAGCCCACCACAAAGTTGCTGGCATTTCAGAAGGCGGGAGTCGAATATGTTTTGCGGGCGCTCGGCTACGTTTTGATCGAGGGAAAATGGCAGCGTCCGCCTAAAATCAATTCGTGACTGGTGTGCTGATCGCGGACGAACAGGGACTTGGAAAAACGGTGCAGGCGCTCACGGTCTGCGAGAATGCGTGTCTGTTTCCCGTGGTCGTCGTGTGTCCTTCGTCGGTGCGCGTGAACTGGCAACGCGAAATAATCAAATGGCTTCCGCACCGCACAAGCACCGTCATCTACGGCACGGATCACACGCAACTGTTACCTGCGGTCGATGTGCTGATCTTTGGGTGGGACACAATTTTTGCGTGGTTTCCCACGATGCCCTTACCTGAAGCCCTAATCCTCGACGAAGCCCATTTTGCTAAGAACGGTCTAGCGCGACGCACGCAAGCGGTCATCAGGTTTGCCGACCGATGCCACACCGCCGACAAAGTGGTGATCGCCATGACAGGCACACCCGTTCTGAACCGTTCCACAGAGTTGCTGCCGTTGCTCCGCATCATCGGACGCCTCGACGAGTTTGGTGGCGCTCAACGCTTTCGGTCAGACTGCCAAAACCCGCAACGTCTGCTTGCCATCAACCGTCAACTACGTGCCTCATGTTTTCTTCGCAGACGCAAAGAGGATGTGCTGAAAGACCTGTCGCCTAAACGTCACGTGACCGTGGCTCTCGAAACCGATGCCATCTTGATGTCAAAATATCGTGATGCGGAAAGAAGTATTGTGTCCTTTGTGGTCAAAGGTTTGGAAGGTAAAGCCAAACCCGCAAAGGCGTTGCAAACGATGGCTGCTGAACAATTGGTTGCCATCAACGCGCTTCGTCGTTTAGCCGTCGAAGCCAAATTAGGGTCGGTCATCGCTTGGCTGGACGATTTTAAGGCAACGGGCGAGAAGGCTGTGCTGTTCGCTTGGCATCGCCACATCGTCGAAATGCTTGCCGAACGGTACTGCAACAACAAGAAAATCTATGGCGGGATAACCGACTCAGACAAACAGGTTGCGATTGACACCTTCCAAAACGATCCGAGCCAACAGTTTCTTGCGTGCTCGATTCGGGCTGCTGGAATTGGTATCAATTTGACTGCAGCATCAAATGTGGTGTTTGTCGAGCAGGGTTGGAACCACGCCGAAATGGATCAAGCCGCCGACCGTTGCCACCGAATCGGGCAGCAGGGTTCTGTCACCGCGTGGACTCTAAACGCATCAAACACGATCGATGAAGACATAACCGATTTGATCCGCGTTAAACGACTAGAGTCAGATTTAGTAGTGGATGGTGATCTAGTTACAAACAAAGGAACAACCCTGAATAGCGAACTGCTGGCAAAAATGATTGAACGCAACCATGATTGACCGACCAGATTGGTGGGATGACGCAAAATGCAAAGGGATGGGAACCAAAATATTCTTTGGACCTGAGAACCTTGTCAAAGAAACCGCTGCCAAACGCCGTCGCAGAGAAAACGAAGCCAAAGCGGTGTGCAGACAATGCCCAACCCAAATCGACTGCCTTGCAGAAGCCTTAAAGTTTGGTGATGATGGCATCCGTGGCGGTTTAACACGGTACGAACGGCAACAGACCGCACCCAAAATCCTGCAACCAAACACATGGGAACATATCGCTTACAGCACAGGAATGAAAGCAACCGCATCTTTGGAACGACGCAACGGTTTAACAACTGAGAGCCCAGACGCCTACCGTGTCCTTAAACACGGCAAACTTGTCATGCAAACGTTGGACGAAACCGAGGCGTGGATCGCCCTCTACCACGCCGACCTCTAAACCGTGCTAGATTAATATTCCCATGAACATACGTGTCCCCGTGACCTCGGCTTTAGTGCTGATCGACAAACTCAAACCGCATCCCGCTAACCCGCGACGCGGCAACATCGACATGATCCAAGAGAGCCTGCTTGCGCACGGACAATATCGTCCGATCGTCGCCCAAACGTCAACAGGTCACATTTTGGCTGGCAACCACACGTGGAAGGCTGCCAAAGCGCTCGGTTGGGCTTCTGTGGCGGTCACATGGCTCGATGTGGACGATCTCACAGCGCAACGAGTGCTGATCGCAGACAACCGCACATCTGACCTCGCGACTTATGACAACGACACCCTGATCCTGCTTCTCCGTTCTTTGCCGACGCTCGACGCAACAGGCTTTGACCGCTACGACTTGGATGCGCTCGAGAACGTGTTCGCTGGCGGTTCATCTGAAGGTGGCGCACTCACCGAGCCGCCCATCAAATCCGATATTCGCGTTGGCGCTTACGAAATGTGGATCGAACCCGAAGTGCTGATCGCTTGGGAACCAACCGTCACACAAGAATCTAAAACTGCAACCATCAAACATTTACGTTTGCTTCTTGGTTTTCCACCGCCCGCACCCAAAACTCATGTTAAGCGCGTCGCAGACCAAACCATCCACACCGATGCTGATCTCGTCGACATCAACTCTGTGGAACCGTTCAACATTAACGCCCGACAAGGAGACATTGGTGCCATCTCCGAATCGTTAAAACATCTTGGACAGTACCGACCGATCGTGGTGAACCAACCAACCAACCAAATTCTTGTTGGCAACCACACGTGGCGTGCCGCAAAACATTTAGGTTGGAAACAGATTGCAGTCAACTACGTCAACTACGACGAAGAAACCGCTCTCCGAGTCGTTTTGATGGACAATCGTTCTGCTGATGTGTCCACATACGACGACACCGCACTACTCGACGTCCTCAAACAAATACCGCTCGCGGGAACAGGTTTCAACAACGACGACCTCGACGAACTACTCCTTGATGTCTCGACAGGACGCGCAAACCGTAATCCAGCCAAAACTTCTGAGATCAAATGTCGAGTGCTGAAATGGTCATGGAAAGTTGACCGTCAAACCTACGACGAATGGGACAACCAACCCGACCAGTACACGTTTATTACACAGAAATTAAACCTACCCACCAACTCATGGACAACAGAGGCACCACAATGACAACATCAAACATCGCCAGCGACCTACTCGGACTTGCAGTACCCGTTGGTAACCTCAAACCGTTACCAGATAACCCACGCAAAGGCGACGTTGACGCGGTCGCAGCATCCTACAAACAGTTCGGTCAACTCAAACCGATCGTCGTACGCAAATCCAAACAAACCAAAGACGGCTTCCCCACAGGAACCGTTCTCGCAGGCAACCACCAACTTCTCGCAGCCATCCAACTCGGCTGGTCAACTATTGCAGTCGTCTGGACAGACACCGACGCAAAAACCGCGAAAGCGTTCGCTCTTGCTGATAACCGCACACACGACTTAGGCACCTACAACAAAGGTTTGCTTGTTGACCTGCTCAAAGAACTCGAAGGCGACAAAGCATTATTCGAAGCCACGGGCTACTCCGAGAAAGACCTTAAACAACTCATAGCCCAAACAGGCGGAAACGTCCCAACCGACGGACTCACCGACCCCGACGAAGTACCTGTGGATGCCACCAAAGCGTCCGTGTTGGGTTCTGTGTGGGTGTTGGGCGACCATCGCCTTGTTTGTGGTGATTCCCTTGATCCAGCCGTGTGGAACGTGCTGCTCGAAGGCAAAAAGGCTGACATGTGTTTCACCGATCCCCCGTACAACGTCAACTACGGCAATACCCTCAAAGGAGCAAATGAGGGATACCACCGCACGATGGATGGAAAGGGCGAACGACCAATTCTTAACGACAACCTCGGAGAAGAGTTTTATCCGTTTTTGCTGAAAGCCTGCCAAAACATTACAGCCAACACAATCGGAGGCGTTTACATCTGTATGTCATCATCCGAACTGCACACCCTCCAAAAAGCGTGGATCGAAGCCGAAGGCAAATGGTCAACGTTTATCATTTGGGCTAAGAACACGTTCACGATGGGACGCTCCGACTACCAACGCCAGTACGAAGCAATCCTGTACGGGTGGGCGATCAAAGGCAAAAAGTATTTCACTCCCGCCCGCAACGAAACCGACGTCTGGGAATATCCGCGCCCACGACGCAACGACCTGCACCCAACGATGAAACCGATCGCACTCGTCGAGCGTGCCATCGCCAACTCCTCATTACCTGAAGCAGTGGTGATCGACCCGTTTGGCGGCTCAGGCACAACCATCATCGCCGCTCAGCGTCTAGGCAGAAAAGCACGGATGATAGAATTATCCCCAGAATACTGCGACGTCATCGTGAAACGATGGGAACAGTTCACAGGACTCACAGCAGAACACACCAAACCATAATGGCACGACCAACCAAACTCACCAAAGAAGTCCAAGACCGAATCTTGCAGGCTGTCCAAGCAGGCAACTATCTGGACACCGCAGCACAGTTCGCAGGCATTGACCCGTCAACGATGCGCAGATGGGTTATCAAAGGCGAAGCACCCGACGCACCAGAAGCGTATCGCGAGTTTTGCGCGGCTATAAAAGGGGCGCGAGCGTCTGCTGAAGTTCGTTCCGTTGCGCTTATTCAGAACGCTGCATCAAATGGGACGTGGCAAGCCGCAGCATGGTATTTGGAACGCTCGTATCCTGATCGTTGGGGTCGTACCCGTATCGAGGTCACAGGCGCCGACAACACAGCAATCCGTGTTGAGGTGGACGCAGACAGTTTGGAAGCCAAAGTTCGTGCGCTCGCTCTCAAGCAAACCGCTCAGACCGCTAAAGCACCCAAGTAGCGTCCGATGGCAGCAACCGACGTTGTTGATCAACTGCTGAACCTGTCCACAACCGACCGTTTAGCGGTATATAACAAACTTAAACCCGCAGAAATGCAGGCGATTGACCGTTTGATCGAGCAACGGCTGTCAAACCCGTATCTACGTTTTGAGGACGATCCTGTCGGTTTTGTTGAAATCGGTTTAGGAGAACATCTCTGGTCTAAGCAACGTCAAATCCTCGAATCCGTGCGCGACAATAAACGCACCGCCGTACCAGCCTGTCACGCGCTAGGCAAATCACATCTCGCTGCTCGCGCTGTCGCTTGGTGGGTTTCTGTGCACCCTGTCGGTACCGCGATGGCTATTACGACTGCACCGTCGTTCCGTCAAGTGCGATCCATCTTGTGGTCACACATCCGCCGTTTGCACGGTCGACGCGACCTGAATGGTGAAACCACACAAATCGAGTGGAAGATCGACGGCGACCTCGTTGCCTACGGTTTCTCCCCACGTGACACCGACGAAACAGGTGTGCAAGGCATCCACGCACCTCATCTGCTGATCGTCGTTGACGAGGCTGGCGGCATTTCCCCAACGATGGGTCACGCGTTGGAATCAATTATGACGGGCGGTCACACCCGTCTGCTTGCGATTGGTAACCCACCGACCGACGTCGAGGACTCTTGGTTTGAGCGGGCGTGCTCGAGCGACCTGTGGAACGTGATCCCCGTTTCCGCGTATGACACCCCTAACTTCACGAACGAACCTTCCGCATCGTGTTTGACCTGTCCACCCGAATTGGCGCCCCACGAACTGAAATCCCATCTCGTCGACGATTTATGGGTGCAAGAGGTGATCGCTGAATTTGGCGAAACATCGGCGTTCGTTGAAGCGCGTGTCCACGCACGGTTCCCACGTTCCGCACCAAACAAAGTTATTCCGCTTAACTGGGTCGAAGCCGCAGCAGAGAACGAGAACCCAACAAGTGGTGATCAGATACGTTTAGGCGTCGACATCGCATCGGACGGCGGAGACGAATTTGTGATTGCCCGAGCAGACGGCTTCCGTGTCACGATCCGCCACAAATCGTCTGGTTCCGCAAATCAAAACGCTGTCGACGTCGCGGGCGTAATCCTCAACCACATCCGTGACGCCGAAGCCGACCGAATCGCAAACCGTATTCAAGACCCTGTGCGCGTCAAAATTGACACGATCGGACTCGGATGGGGAGTGGTATCGATCCTGCAACGCTGGAAAGACGAATTACGCCACGAATCGATAATCATCGCAGTCAACGTGTCAGAACGCGCTGGTGAAGCAGCCAAATTTATGAATCAACGTTCCGAGATGTGGTGGAACACACGCGGGTTACTCCAGCCACAACTGCAGCAAGACGGCACGATGCGGCAAGAGGTGAAACTTGACATCGATCGTCGAACCGTCTCACAAATTTGTGCACCGCTTTACAAATCGGACTCAAGCGGTCGAATCAAAATCGAATCAAAGATCGACATGAAACGACGTGGAACGAACTCCCCTGACCGTGCGGAAGCCATCCTGCTCGCACTTTACGAACCACCGAACAGTGGCGTCTATCCTGTCGTGGCACCAATCATGCTCACTCAGGTCAACCCGTGGAAACTTTAGGCTGACACCTTTTCGATACCGAACTCGTCCGTGAAATCGTTGGCAACCTGCAACGCTTCCGAGATGTTCATGTCAACACGCACCACTTTAATTTTCAAATCGCCCAAACCATCCGAAGCGTCCGCACCGACTGCTGCAGCCCAACGGTGATGACCGTCAATAACGTAGTTGTCTTTAGAAATGTAGATTGTTCCCTCCTTGTATGACTTTTTGGTCATGATGCCCGCGACCTTCGCACCGATTAACTCTGCTTGCGAAGCCTTCAACGATGCGGCAGCAACTTTCTCGGTTGTGACCTTCACACCGCCCTTCTTTAAGAATTCAAGAAATGCAGGACCTGCGTCCACTTCGTCTTTCTTCTCTGATGGAAGTTCTGCAGCCTGTGAACCTTTGCGTGCTGTTCCCGATAACTGTGGCATTTTGATGCGAGGCAACGGCTTGCCATCCTCACCTGCGAGCGATGCACCACAAAACACGTTTGTCCCTGACACGGACACGTTGCACAGGTTGATCTTAAACTTCTCACCGCGTTCTTTGGCTTGATTTGCTTGGATGTGAAGTTCCTGCAACAACGTGTTGACATCGGTGTCGCTTTCCAATTCGACGTTTTTGCCTTCTTGCATTAAACGGATCGCTTCTTTGATGTCTTTGACTTTTACTGCTTTGGGTCGATCAACGAGCCGTGCTGCAGCAGACTTCTTTTTGGATGACGCGATCTGGCTCGATTGCGGTGTGTCTCCGCCACCTGTGGCGTCACCCCATTGATTACCTCTGAAGGGGTGTCCGTCAAAATCGCCCTTGACAACGCTCAATCGTGCTTTAATCATTGCAGCAGCAATCTGTTGACGTGCTGAAACCGATGCGTCTGCCAAACCGTGTGTTTCAATCTCTTTGCGAACAGAACCCCAAGTGACCGCGTCAATTGACGAATAGTCTTTAAGGCTGTCAACGATCCGTAGTTCTTCATCGCGCAT